CTTTGAGTTATATTGACCAATTGGCTGTAACATCTTACTTTGAGGCCGAAGAAGATGAAGAGTGGGAGCCTGTAGACATCATATCGGGGGTTTAATGGCAACAGATAAGCAAGAAAAGCTAGAGCAAGGTGAGTTTTATGAGCCTACACAGGCTGATAAAGACCTGACTGATTTTGTTACTGACCATTGCAACCGCTGGCGTGATTGGAGAGACACCAACTACCTGCCTGATTATCTGGAATACGAGCGAATCTTTCGTGGACAGTGGGCATCAGAAGACAAAACCCGTGAGTCTGAGCGTTCACGCATCGTAACCCCTGCCACTCAACAAGCTGTAGAGACTCGCCATGCTGAGATCATGGAAGCAATCTTTGGGCAAGGTGAGTTCTTTGACATTCAAGATGATATTCGGGATGTGAACAACAACCCCATTGATGTTGGAGTCCTAAAAGCCCAGTTGATGGAGGATTTCAAGCGGGACAAGATTCGCAAATCCATTGATGCCATTGAGTTGATGGCAGAGATTTACGGCACAGGCATTGGCGAGATTGTCGTTAAGACTGAAAAGCAGTTTGTGCCCTCTACCCAAGCGATTCCTGGGCAAATGGGCCAAGCCGCCATTGGCGTAGTGGAAAAAGAGCGTATTTCAGTCAGAATTTCACCTGTAAATCCAAAGAACTTCCTTTTTGACCCCAATGGAACCTCAGTCGATGACTGTATGGGGGTAGCGATAGAGAAATACATAAGTATTCATAAAATTGTTGAAGGCATTGAGCGTGGAATCTACCGCAAAGTAGACATTACGCCCACTTATGAAGACACTGACCTAGAGGCTACCCAAGAGGTAAGCCAGTACCAGGATGAAAAGGTATTGTTGCTGACCTATTATGGCTTGGTTCCCCGTGAGTACCTAGAGAACCTTGAAGAAAACAAGAATATTGTTGATTTGTTCCCTGAGAGTTCTGCTGCCGAAGAATATTCAGACATGGTTGAGGCCATTGTTGTCATTGCCAACGATGGTCAGTTGCTCAAAGCAGAGGCAAATCCTTACATGATGAAGGATCGCCCCGTTCTGACTTATCAGGATGACACTGTTCCCAATCGTCTTTTAGGGCGTGGCACAGTGGAAAAAGCCTTCAATATGCAGAAAGCCATTGATGCTCAGATTCGTTCTCACTTGGATTCATTGGCGCTGACCACCAGCCCCATGATTGCAATGGATGCAACCCGTCTGCCCCGTGGTGCCAAGTTTGAAGTCAAACCTGGAAAGGCCATTCTTACCAATGGCGCACCTTCAGAGATTCTGTATCCCTTCAAGTTTGGGCAGACTGATGGCAACAACCTAGCCACTGCCAAGGATTTCGAGCGAATGCTCCTGCAATCCACGGGAACTTTGGATTCCCAAGGCATGGTCAGTGCTGGTGCTAGAGACATGGGCCAAGGCGGTATGTCTATGGCAGTTGCTACCATCATCAAGAAGTACAAGCGCACCTTGGTCAACTTCCAAGAAGACTTCCTGATCCCGTTTATCCAAAAGGCGGCTTTTAGGTATATGCAGTTTGACCCAGAGCGTTACCCCTCTGTGGACATGACTTTCATTCCTACTGCTACCTTGGGCATCATTGCCCGTGAGCATGAGCAACAGATGTTTATTGGTTTGCTCCAGACTCTTGGCCCTAACACTCCTGTGTTGCCACTGATTCTGAAAGGTGTTTTAGCTAATTCTTCACTGACCAACCGCTATGAGTTGATGGAGCAGTTGGACAAGATGAGCCAGCCTAATCCTGAAGCACAGCAAATGCAACAGATGCAACAGCAGTTGGCTATGCAAGCTGCCCAGGCTCAGATTGCTGTTAATACAACTCAAGCTGAACAGAATCGGGCAGAGGCTCAGAAGTTGTCAATTGAGGCTCAGTTGATGCCCCAAGAAGTGCAAGCCAAGATGAGTGCATCTTTGACCAAGAATCTACCTAATGATGATGATGCCAATCAAAGGGAGTTTGACAAGCGGGTTAAGATTGCTGACTTGATGCTCAAAGAAGCTGACATTAAGAACAAGTCCAAGATTGTCGAGTTGCAAATGGCTGACAAGGTAAATGCTCAGTCAAAAGTTAAGCAAGACTTCCTTACCAAACTCACAGATGGTCTAAAGAATGGCTAATATCAAGGAACTTATCCAGAGTATTGAGTCAACAGACTCATCTTTTGATGAGAAGCTAGATGCCATTAATAAGATGGAAGAAACCTTGGTGGCTATGCGCCAGCAAGAGGAAACAGCTATTCAAGACAATGTTGATCTAATTGTTGAGGCCATCAAAGTGATGGAGAACAAGGTCAGCGCACAGTTAGAGATTGCCAAATCTATTGTTCCTGAGAAGGGTGACAAAGGAGATAAGGGCGACAAAGGTGCTGATGGTCGCCAAGGCATAGATGGTAAGAATGGATTAAATGGTGCGCCAGGAAAAGATGGCGTAGATGGTGCAGATGGTATTTCTGTTACAGATGCCAAGATTGACTTTGATGGTTCGTTGGTTATTACCTTGTCAACAGGTAAAGAGTTGAATGTTGGTGAAGTGGTTGCGCCTGAGTTGGCAGAGAAGATCAAAGTCATCAGCACCATGTCTACCAATGGGGCGGTTGCCATCCTAGACGAAGGTACAAGCATCACAAGTGGTGTTAAGAAGATAAATTTTGTTGGTGCGACTGTTACCGCAACAAATTCAGGGGATGATGTAACTGTCAATGTAAGCGCAGGTACTGGCACAGTTACAAGCGTTGCGGCAACTGTTCCAGCATTCTTGTCTGTATCTGGTTCACCAATTACAACAAGTGGGACATTGGCAATTACATTGTCAGGTACTGCTTTACCAATTGCTAATGGCGGTACTGGTGCAACAACATTGGCTGGTGCATCTATTGCTACCTACTCAGGTACTGAGACACTAACCAACAAGCGTATTGACCCAAGAGTTACTTCAGCCGCATCTGCATCTTCTCTAACACCTGATATATCGGCTAGTGATGTATATGCCTACACAGCATTGGCGGCAGGACTCACTATTAACGCACCAACTGGAACACCTGTTGACGGCGATAAGTTGATATTTAGGCTTTTGGACAACGGCACAAGCAGAGCATTGACTTGGAATGCAACCTACACAGTTATTGGGGTGACTTTGCCAACAGCAACAACCATCAGCAAAACAACGTATGTGGGTTGTATTTACAACGCTAACAATACACGTTGGGATGTGATTGCAGTAACCACACAGGCATGACCATGAAGATTGACTTTTCTTTTTCATCTCAGTACGGCACATTCTCAGATGCCTTGCATTTGCCTGACGATCATGGGCTAACGGCAGAAGAAATCTTAGCCATGCAACAGCAAAGATACGACAACTGGCTTGCTGTAATAACTGCGCCCCCTACTGAAGAAACCCCCACCGAGGAGGTCTAATGGCTGATCGCTATTGGATTCTTGGTACAGGAACGTGGGATTCAACAACCACAACCAATTGGTCTGCATCTTCAGGCGGGGCTGGCGGTGCGTCTGTCCCCACTGCATCAGACAATGTATTCTTTGACGCAAACTCTAACGTATTACTTACTGCATTTACTTGCACTATGGCAAACTCGCCAAGGGTCTGTAATAACTTTACAGCGTCAGGGCTTGATGGAGTAATGACACTTGCTGGTACAAGTATTGGATTGACAGTATCAGGCAGTCTTACATTTCAAGCCACAAACTTTACCCGCACGTATACAGGCACAACCACATTTAATGCTACAACAACTGGGAAAACAGTAACAACTAATGGCGTTTCTCTTGCTGGGGTTACGTTTGATGGCGTTGGCGGTGCGTGGACGCTTGGTAGTGCTTTAACTGGCGGAACAATTACAGTTACAAATGGAACATTTGATACTTCATCATCTGGAAATTATGCTGTAACTGCTACTGCTTTATCTTCCAGCAATTCAAACATAAGAACAATAAATTTAAATGCTTCAACTGTTAGTACATCAGGCAGTGGTTTTGTTACGTTTACCACATCAACTAATCTTACATTTAATGCAGGAACATCAACAATAAATGGTTCTAGTGCTTTTGCCACTTTTGCTGGTGGTGGCTTAACTTTTTACAACGTATCTTTCACATCTACTGGAATACTCGGAGCATCAATAACTGGCGCAAACACATTCAATAACTTATCTATAGCTGGTCAGACTTCTCCTGGTCTTGTTCAATATTCCATTAGTGCAAACCAAACAATTAATGGAACATTTACAGTAAGTGCTGGTACTGCTTCTGCATACCGCATATCAGTTTTCTCTAACACCTTTAACACTCCACGCACACTAACCTGTGCGGCAGTATCTTTAACTGATACAGATTTTAGAGATATAACTATTGCAGGTGCGGCCTCCCCTGCTACTGGAACAAGAATCGGAAATGCCAAAGGTAATAGTGGAATAACTTTTACTACGGCTAAGACTGTTTTTTATCGTCAAACAGGTTCTGCTAATTGGGCGGCTACAGGTTCAGGCTCTTGGTCTGCCACATCAGGTGGTGCATTAGATGCAACTATGTTTCCATTACCACAAGATACTGCTGTATTCCCTGCGGCTACATATCCCGCATCAGGTTCAACGACAACAATCAATGGTTCATTGTTCATTTGCACAATAGATATGTCATTGAGAACGTCAAATACCATGACGTTGACAAATGGAAGTAACGCATGTTCAATTTTTGGTAATTGGATTAATGGTACTGGGATTACGCTATCAGGTACTGGTCTGCTGTTTTTTTATGGACAGACAACACAACAAATCACAAGTTCTGCAAAAACATTTACTCAGCCTATTACAATTAATAGTGTAGGTGGAACTTTTCAATTGCAAGATGCTTTGACAACAGGCACAGGCGTAACAACAACGCTAACCAATGGAACATTAGATTTAAATGGTCAAACATTAACTGTTGGAACGGCATTTACAACCGCCACAGGCACAAAAAACTTGACATTTAATGGTGGAACATTAGTCTGCCCAACAGCCGCCACAACCGCATTTAACAACGCCGCACCCACTAACTTCACCACAACAGCAGGGACAGGAACAGGCACGATCTCCATGACTGCCGCAACCGCCAAGACGTTTGTGGGCGGCGGTTCTACGTTTAATTGCACCCTAAACCAAGGTGGTGCTGGTGCTTTGACCATCACAGGCTCAAACACATTCAGCAACATTACCAATACTTATAAAAGTAGTGGCGCAACGTCTATCCTGTTTACGGCGGCAACAACTAGCACATTTTCCGATTGGAATGCTAGTGGAGAAACTACAAGACTTTTAACCATTGGCTCGGTAACTGCCGCAAGCCACACGTTGTCCAAAGCCAGCGGTACTGTGAGCGCAGACTTTTTGTCTATCAGCAGGTCTACAGCCACAGGCGGGGCAAGTTGGTATGCAGGGGCAAACTCCACAAACGGCGGCAATAACTCTGGGTGGGTGTTTACTGCACCTCCTGCGCCAAGTGCTGGGAACGGCAACTTCTTGATGTTTTTCTAAAAGCACTTACAATTTGATGTATAAAGGAATCAATCATGGCAACCACAGTATCTCTAAAACCTAATGCTGTAGAAATCTCTGGTTCTACATCAGGGACAACCACATTGCAAGCAACTGCGGTGGCAGGTACTACCACTTTGACGCTTCCTGCGGCTACTGACACTTTGGTTGGTAAGGCAACCACTGACACGCTGACCAATAAGACGCTTACTGGTGCGGTAATGAATGGTACTTTGGGGGCTACTACTGCAAGTACAGTAGCAGCAACAACTATTTCCGCTACTGGTGCAATCACCCCAAGTCAAACCGCTGGAATTGTTGGGACAACGACAAACAACAACGCTAATGCGGGAAGTGTCGGGGAGGTGGTATCTTCATCTGTTGCGGTAGGTTCTGCGGTTTCACTGACTACGGCAGCGGGCGCATTTACAGGGAAAACAATTACCAGTATTTCTCTTACGGCTGGGGATTGGGATGTCTTTGGTTCAGTAGGCATCAACATGGCGGCAACAACTAATTTCACCGCTAGTGCTGGTGGCATAAATACAGTGGCTGACACTTTAAACTCGTTATATGAAGAGGAAACCCGATTTTCATATGGGGCGGGTGGCTTTGTTCCAAACAACGTATTTTCATTTGCGTTTCCAACAACGAGAGTGTCAATTGCATCTACTACCACCTACTACTTGATTGGATACGCCTCTTTTACCATATCAACAGCAACGGCATTTGGCAGGATTACCGCAAGGAGAATACGATGAAGTATTTTGCAAAAATAGACGGCGCAAGATTTGTTTCTTTTGAGGGCATAACGCAAGAAGCAATTATCGCCATGCTTACAGAGCAAAACTTAGCTTATGAATTTGTGAGCGAAGCAAGCTATCAAGAAGCACTTGCATCTTTGGCTCCAAAGATAAGTTAGTGTTTCTAACAAAACAGCAAAAACTTATAAAATAATTCCAGATGAACCCAGAACTCCAGAAATACTATGAAAATCGCTTCTCAATGATGGGAAGTGATGGGTGGAAAGACTTGGTGGAGGATATTGACACCATGATTGCATCCCTGAATAATATATCTGTGATTTCTGATGAACAAAGCCTACAATTCAAAAAAGGTGAACTTTCTATACTTACTTGGCTAAAAACCTTAAAAGAGGTCAGCGAGAGAGCATACGAGGAACTCAATGAAAAGAATGTTTGATTTTGCCTGTGCAAACGGGCATAAAACCGAAAGACTGACCGATTATGAGTCGATCAGTTTTAGGTGTGAATGTGGTGAAACAGCCAACCGCATTCTTTCTGCTCCAAACTTCAAACTAGAAGGGTGGTCTGGTTCTTTTCCATCATCGCATGGAAGGTTCGAGAAAAAACACCTAGATCAGTTGAAGTGGGAGCAAAAGCAGAACTCATAAACAGCAATGTCGAGTTGATTCTCCTATAACCGAAACGGCAGGAAAAAGGGATAATATGTTGATTGACCAAGAACCTGAGATGAAGAGTGAGTTAGAAGCTGAAGAATCCAAGCTATCTGACACCATTGCGCCAGCAAGCCCTGGACTCCCTGATAAATACAGGGATAAAAGTCTAGAAGACATTGTTCGGATGCACCAAGAAGCTGAGAAGCTAATTGGCAAGCAAGCGCAAGAAGTGGGAGAGGTAAGGAAACTCGCTGACGAACTCATAAAGCAGAACCTCAGTTCGAAGCAACAGACTATTAAAGAGGAAGAGCCTGAAGTAGATTTCTTTGAAAATCCACAGAAGGCAGTTCAGAAGACTATTGATAATCATCCTGATGTTCTCGCCGCCCGTCAAGCGGGTGTGGATTTCAAAAGGATGCAGATTCAGCAAAAGCTAACGCAAGAGCATCCTGACTACAGTCAGATTACTCAAGATCAGGACTTTGTGAATTGGGTGAAATCCTCGCCTATTCGTCTTGGTCTGTATGCAAGAGCAGATGGTGAGTTCGATTACGATAGTGCCCATGAGTTGC